TGCGTTTCTCGGTATTCGCAGTGTTGGCACACTGTTGATGCCGCAGCTTACAAAGTTAATATCTCAGAATCAATTTAGTGTGGAGAAACATGCTTGGATGGCACGCCGCATTTGGCCAGGGACTAGCAAAATGCTCGACGAGCGTGAACAGGTCACCGCACCGCTCGCGATCGCTATTGCCCAACAGCAAATTCAAGATATGCTAGTTTGTCGCAGTGATGTACTTAAAGTGCTGAATCTATGTGTTGGCATGGGTGGACAATGCGTTACTAATGTGGTACTTTGGTGCTCGGGCTTAGAAGGAGGTTGGAATGAATTACTCAGATTGCAAGATGTTTTTGGTTTTTTCAATGGTGATTTGAAACAGTTCATGGAGACCACGAAGATATTTCACAGCGTTGTGAGAAATACGGACTCAGTGGCCTGGTTCGGGGGTATATACAGTCCAGATCACTACATGTACTTTAACCTACTACCGGGCAGATTCTTTTTCTCACATCTCAATTTCAGGAGTGAACTTGAGAGTCGTACGCAACCAGCTCGGCCTATCAAAGACCAAGCGTATGGGTTGGAAGGTGGTACCTTTGAAGAGTTGGTCGAATCAGTAATAGATTATATAGGGCACCTGTTTGCTGAAGGAAGTACTGCTCAAGCTGATGTGAGTATTGATGATTTTTGTGCGGATTTTCTAACTTGGAGCACTTCCGGGAGTGCACCAAATAAAGGCTTGCAATTGGTGATGCCTGATGGATCGAAGATGAGGTCTAGCGGCGGCAATAAATCATCACAACTTAATACAATGGGTGTGAAAGGTATTCTAGATTGTTTGGAACGTGATCCAAATTGCATTGGTCAGCCAACTTATAAGTTCGAGGCTGGTAAGTTGAGAATGTTGCTCCCGGGGCCTTTATACCATTGGGTCGTTGAGTCGCTAGCTTTATCCGGTGGGGAGGGCCATGTTCTAAGAGCCATCCCTGAGATAGCACTGGAACAGAATAGTTACATTGAGTTTGTACAGCTCACCCAACGATTGGCTTCCACAGGATCAGAAGTTGCTAGAGCATGTAGTGATTACGCTGATTACAACATCTTGCACACCTTCGATCGCATGAAGAAACTGTGGCTAGCTCAAGCAGATGCCTTAGATGCGAGACTTAACTTGCCGCCAAATACAACAACGGATGATCCCGATAGTATACTCAATTTCATTAGGAAAGCATGTCGCTGGAGTGCCGCAGCGTTGGACGATGTACGAGCCAAAATAGCACCGACAGAGTATGTCCGTCTGGTTCGTGGACTATGGACGGGTTGGCGTAGTACAATGTACATCAATGTCACATTCAACTATGCTTACACTACCGCACAACGCATCATGTTCATCAAACGCTACCAAATAGATCCACTGTCGCGTTACAATGTTCTAGGGGACGACATGGAAGGCGATGCACACAACTTATGGACAGCATTGAAGTTTGTTAGTCTGATAGATCCATTGGGTTTAGATGCTCAAGCTAGCAAGCAAATGGTGAGCATGCGGAGAGCAGAATTTTTGCGATTGATGTACCGTGATGGATCAACCGTAACTGGCAGCTATTGTAGAGCCATAACTGGATTTTGCTCTGGTGACACACAAACCAGCCCCCGTTATGCTGGTATAAAGTCTACCCAAAGCGTCAGTGAGGGCATCAATCGCATTATCAGACGCGGAGGTGAGGCTGAACGGCTGGAGGTGATTAAGTCCCAACTTGTTAAATACTGGTCAGCAGTTCGTGTTGGTGACCAGGTCTACAGACCAAGTGCAGACGTATTGCGCTCACCCACTTGGTTGGGTGGTATGGGTGTATGTAGACATGATGGGAAAGATGCGAGATTTGTGAGGTTAAGCAGCGCAAGAGTACGTAAAGTACGCTTCACCCAAGAAAACTCCCAACTTTCTAAACTGATGGTCTCAAAGGGTTGGAACCTCGTAAGACATTGGAACAATATCATCATGCCTCACCATGGTGACGTTGATGTTAGCGTTATGTCAAGTATAATGCCACCACTGGCAAGGAAGAAATTCGCTCAAATGGAACGTGAGGACACGGCAATATATTATCGACAAGCGGGTCACAAAGTTTCGAAGAAATGCGTCTCAAGCTTGTATGGACTTTTTGAGAGTAGTTTGAAAGTTTGTCATTCAAATCTTGAAAATATACCCAAGGTCCAACAGAAGCCGAATGATTGGTGGAAGGGCCTCATAAGGGAGGCACTGGGACCGCTGGCTTCGCATCCTCAAGCGGAACGGCTCATTGGTCGGTCAGGACCAGAAAAACTGAATAATGTTTTAAACAGTGTAACCCATAAGGTAGGTGATGCCCGCGAAAAGCTGTTGAAACTAGACAATGAAACGTTGTTGGGTACTGTGACCGGGAACTTGGAGACGCCAAGCCCACTCGCAGGACTCATCAGCCCACTCAGTCGCCATTTAATTGCGCTTTGCCATTCTCACATAGTTGAATGGTTGTGTGCGCTTAAACACACCAGCAGTTCAGGTTGGAATAATAGTATAGTCAACGCGCTATACACTTTTGAACTCTTCTTTCTAGATTATCAGTTTCTACTGTGGGAAACTTATAAGGTCTAATGAAGAGATCTCAACTCACTTTGAGTTGAGTTTTAT